TGGTTGAAGGTGAAAAGGACGTTGAAAGTCTCCGAACCATAGGTTTAACGGCAAGTTGCAATCCCATGGGGGCCGGGAAATGGCGGAAGGAATTCAACCGATTTTTCAAAGAAAAAAAGGTTATCGTCATACCGGACAATGATGCACCGGGACTGAAACATGCAATGGCCGTTGCTACAAGCCTGCATGGGATCGCCAAATCCACCAAAGTAGTCAGGCTGTCGGGATTGCAGGAAAAAGGCGATGCTTCGGATTGGATAGCAGATGGTCACTCCCGGAATGAACTGATCGAGATCGTGCAAAAAACGTGTGAATGGTCTTCGGAAGAGAACCAGACAGCCCTTGAACCGCATATAGTCGAGCTAAACAAACGCCATGCTGTAGTGATGCTTGGCGGTCGATGTGTCGTGATGAATGAAATAGTTGATCCAACATTTAAGCGTCCAGATGTGACATTCTCAAGCGTGAATGATTTTCGAAATTTCTATGCAAATAAAAAAATAGCCAATCCGAATAAGGGAAGACCAAAAGAAATTAGCATGGCAACGGATTGGATGAACTCTCCAGGACGGCGGCAATATGAAGGCGTTGTTTTTAGTCCCGGTGAAGATGTCGAAGGGTTTTACAACCTTTATCGAGGTTTGGCTTGCAAACCTAAAAAGGGAAAATGGAATTTATTCCGGGACCATATTAGAAATATTATCTGTTGTGGAGATAAATCCTTGTTTAAATGGGTGTTGGCATGGGTGGCCCGGATCTTCAAAGAACCGGGTGGCCGTCGGCCAGGTACAAGCATTGTACTGAGAGGTAAACAAGGCTCCGGAAAAGGATGTTTTGTTTCACAGATTGGCACAATTATAGGAAGCCATTTCCTTCATATTACCAGTCAGAAGCAATTGACTGGGCGCTTCAATAATCATCTGAAAGATGCCCTGGTCGTCTATTGTGATGAGGCAACATGGGGTGGAGATAAAACGGCTGAAGGCATCCTAAAGGGAATCGTGACGGAAAAGCATGTCATGGTTGAACCAAAAGGGAAAGATGCCTTTGCGGTTAAAAACCATATTAACCTTCTGATAGCCAGTAACAATAACTGGGTTGTTCCTGCTGGCCTTGAAGAGCGGCGCTTTTGCGTGATCGATGTTTCCGAAGATCGGCTTCAAGATCGACGGTACTTTAAAGCGATATTCGATCAGATGGACAATGGCGGGCGGGAAGCAATGCTTTACGATTTTTTGAAGTGGGACATCTCATCTGTTGATCTCCAGACCATCCCAAGGACAGCCGGTTTGTTTGATCAAATATTGAGTTCGATGACTACAGTTCAGAAGTTTTGGTTTGAAAGGCTAAAAGACGGAATTATCCCTGCGCATTCCGATGACTGGAGCAAGTTCGCAGAAACAAAAAGGCTGTATAACGATTACATCAATTTCGCGAACAACATCGGGGATCGATATAATCTGAGCCCTACACCGTTTACGAAAGAGTTGAAAAAGCTTTCGCCAGGCATAACCCGAAGACGGCTATCATCCGGTGAGCCGAGGCCGTGGGCTCATTTTTTCCCACCGCTGGGAGTTTGCCGGGAGCAATTCGAGAAAGCTGTAAGAATGGCAATCAAATGGGAAAGTGATGATGATGAAGCACCCTTTTAATTCTCAGCGGCCATGCGCCCGGATATGTAATGAATTGCTTATTGTCCCACGTGTCCCTCTGCATTGGCTATTCCCACTTCAGTGGGACATTTTTAAAATACTGATATTATTGACTTTGTCCCACATGTCCCGCTTGTCCCGTGAATTTGAACAAAATCGCATAGTATTTTTAAAATCATTTTTTCAGCCATATGAATCATGGTTGTTACATGCGCATATATACATTTACGTGGGACATGTGGGACAAGTGGGACAACCATATAGAATCATTAAAAAAAATTATGTCCCACTTAAGAGGGTAAAAGAGAGCGTAATGGGACAAGTGGGACAAGGGAGAAAAGGGGAATCAGCAATGAGCGTTACTATGAATGACCTGGCTGCCGTGATGGAGAAGGAACCCTATCTCAGTAGCTATGGAATTGAATGCAGATCGAAAGGCCAACGATATGAACGGAACCGAAACGTGCTGCTCGAAAGCGGATTCAACGGCTTCCGGATCTGCTGTGAATGGCTATCAAGATGTGCGACACGGAAGACCATCAATACCAGGATCGGCACAAGCTACACCCTCAAGGAATTGGTAGAGGAATGGGCTGGATGCCATGTCACAAACGGGGCTTTCATTGCGGCCGTTATTCACATGGGGATTCCGCATAAATGCGAAGCCGACTTTGTGAATATTCATGTCGGGCTTTCAAGCCGGTGTTCATTTCTTAAAGATTGCATTGTCATTCATAGAACAGGGGGGGCTATAGGTTCTTCCCAGAATTTTCACTTTAGTAGGGGTAGCTGCAGCGCGCATACACAGAGCTTTCAATAAAAATATTGAGCGGGAACAGTATATTAGAGGGAATACACAATGAGCCGACCAACTTTTTGGACGAATAACTGGAAACCGGGGGGATCGACATGACAGCACCGGGAAAACGGAGAAGGGGATCTCAGCGGCCCGATAGGGTATTTCCGAATCTTATTACCGTTGTGGAATACCTTTGGGACAAAGGATGGAAAATCACCAAATCACCCTGCTATCGGCATCGGGAGGACGGCAAGATCATCGGACAGCCGGACGGGACCTTCCTGCTTTCCGATATCATGCGGTACGCCCAAACCTATCTGAAGCGCCGGAAAGGGTTCGAATTGCCCGGAGAGCAGGACGATATACGGCGGGCAAAGGAGATCGCCGAAAAGGACAAGGCCGTTGAACAGGCGCGCCACTGGCAGATGAAAAACAAGATCCGGTCCGGGGAGTTCGTGGAAAAGGCTCTCTTTGAAAGCGAACTGGCGGCAAGGGCAATCTTTTTCCGGTCGGATATGGAGAACTTTTTCAGATCGCAGGCGGTCCGACTGATCGATATCGTGGAGGGCAGGGCGGAGAAAGCGCCGGATATGGTGGACTACATGCTCAAGCATCTGGAAGTCTGGCTTGGCCGGTATTCGGAAAATCGGGAGTTTCAACCGGGGGGAGGGAGCCATGCAGCAGGCGGCAATTGATATTCGAAACAGCTTTGAAGGAATCTCTCTACCTCCTGAATTCGAGTTTACGGAAGCCGAGCGGCGCGTATTCAAGCCCAAGGAAAATCTCACAGTTTCCCAATGGGCGGATAAACACCGGGTTGTCACCAAGGGACCATTCCCGGGGCCGTGGTCGAATGCGGCCGCTCCGTATCTGATCGAACCCATGGATTGCTGGAATCTGCCATGGATTCGAAAGATCATCCTCCGGTTTGCTCCCCAGACCGGCAAAACACAGGTGGCTTTCAACTGCCTGTGTTTCTCCATCGACCAGGACCCGGACACGGCCATGTATGTCATGCCCGATGAAAAGACCTCCAGGCGGATCAGCAGGCGTCAGATTCTTCCCATGCTCAAGGCATCGCCCCGGACCGCGGAGATGCTCAGTCCACGTTCGGTCGACACCACTATGCTTTCCGTACGTTTCAGAAACGGCATGGATCTTATGATGGCATGGGCAACTTCAGCCTCGGAGCTTGCGTCCGAATCGGTTCGTTATCTCTTTTTCGATGAGACGGACAAATACCCGGATGCCTCCGGAGATGAGGCGGACCCGATTTCCCTGGGGGAGATCCGCACAACGGCTTATCCGCATACGAAGAAGATTCTCTATTTTTCAACACCCAACCGGGAGGAAGGCGTCATTACGCGGGCCGTAAAGGAAGAGGCCGACGAGATCCGGGAGTACCATGCCAAGTGTCCCATATGCGGCTCATTGCAGAAAATGGAATTCGACAGCATTGCATGGCCCGCGAAAATCAGAGATCCGAGGATCGTTCAGCGCCGGAAGCTGGCAAAATACGCCTGCTGCAACTGCAAGATGGAATGGGACGATTATTTGAGGGACAAGGCCGTTTCCATGGGAAAGTGGGTTTGTGAAAAACCGGTAGGCCGGCCGGCGGCCGTGGCATTTCTGTTGCCTTCCTGGTACTCGCAGTTTGTCAGCCTTTCGGATGTGGCGGCAAAGTTTCTCCGGGGATTGGACGATCCGAAAAGCATGAAGGTGTTCGTCACACAGCACAAGGCGGAGCCCTGGGTGGAAACTTTCGAATCAAAAAACGATAGCCTTATCCTGGAGCATAAAACAGACCTTCCGCCTCTTGTGGTTCCCAAATCAGCCATTGCCCTTACATGCGGTATCGATGTTCAGAAAAAAGGCTGTTGGTTTGCGGTCCGTGCCTGGGAGCCCGATCTGACAAGCCACCTGATCCAGTACGGTTATCTGTCTACCCTGGATGATGTTGAAATCCTTGTTTTTCAAACCCGGTACACCATCGAGAATTCAACCGAGACCATGGGGATCTGGCGGGCGGCAATGGACACCGGTGGCGGTCGTGTCGAGGGCTCGGAGTGGTCCCGGACCGAGGAGATCTACCAGTGGATACGAAAAAACGGCAGGGGTTACGTGTTCGGCATCAAAGGCGCCTCGCGCGTTCAACTTAAACGGGTGAATGTAAAGGTGATCGACAAGATGCCGCGTAGAAACAGACCCATTCCCGGAGGGCTGGAGCTTCGCATTCTCGACACGGCACAATTCAAGGATCTATTGCACTGGCGTCTGACACGGAAGGAAAACGAATCCCAGCGGTTTTACCTCCATTCGGGAACCGGTCTTGATTATACACGGCAGTTTCTATCCGAGCAAAAGCGAAGGGATCGCCGAAGGCGCTGGTACTGGAAGCAGACCAGCAGTGAAAACCATCTGCTTGACTGTGAAGTCTATGCGGCCGCCTGTGCGGATTCCGAGTGGCTGCCAAGCCTGAGCATGCTGGCGGCATCCATGGCCAGGGAGGATACAGGCAATCAAAACAACAGATCGGCACCGCCAGTGGTGGCCCGGTCGAAATGGATAACGGGGGCGTTATGATGCACACACCGGAATTTTATACCAAAGCGTTTGAACTGAATGAACTGCTTGAAAAAGCCCTGTTGGAACCCGACAGCGCCGGTAAGCGTAAAACACTGCGAGCGGCCTACAGGCTGTTTGCCGGTCATTCCGAAAAGATCGAAGCATACCTGAAAACGCCGGAGCCGGAAGAGCCCGGTCAAGAATCGGATGATGATGGATTCAGGGGGGCAAGATGTTCCTGGCTG